AACATCATTCATTATATGAACGCCGTGTCCTGGCAAAATAAGGTGGGGACCTTAATAAAAAGGTGGGAGACACGCGACAATGGGTGCAGCAATCGTTTGTTTTTGAATGGGACGACGAGGAAGCTAAACCTAAGAAAAAAAAAGTTGATTATGACCTTATAGTGCAGAAGCTTAGAGAAGGACCGCTTACCTTCTCTCAGATTAAAGCGCTTGCCGGCGTAAGCCATTATGGTGTATCGCAGGTTATAACAACTTTGTCGCTGCATTATCCCATATATGAGGCGGCGCGGGGACTTTACAAGCTTTCCGGGGCAGACGATTACGGAGACGGAATTAAACACAGTCTCTTGAAGGATGAAGCCGACGAGTGGTAAGGCCCCGCAATATTATTATTACTAGGAGGAAAAATGTTAAGGGATGTGTACTGGCGGCAGTACCCTATTGACCTGTTGAATGATGAGAAAATGGGTTACATAGAATCCAAGATGCCGGCCGGTTATGAATATGCTCCGTACATGTTTTATATAACGGCGCTAAAGCTTGCAGATGATGATGGTATTTTTGACTTAGAAGATGGAATTATTTTTGCAAGGCTAATGCGAGTAAAAGATGTACAAATAGTTTTTGATATTGCGAACTTAATGCGCAAGTACAAGATTATGTACAGGTTGAGCGATGATGAAAACATACAATTGTGCGGCATCGTAGATTGGAGTTATTCCGACAAAAAGAAGCGAACACTAGCAGAACGTAAACAGGTAGTTATGGCTGCTATTGAAAGGGAGCGTGCAAAAAGTATGAGCACTAAGGACTTTGGTCCGGTAGGATGCGCGGGGAAATGCAACGACATTCCGCAGTCCACAGCCTGCGTGGGGAAATGTAACGACATTCCACAGGGCCCCGGAAACATTGCACCAGTGCCAGCTCAGGACGCCCCGGAACCAGCGCAAAGTGCTGTTTTTTTTATGCCTGAGGACGACAAAAATCGCAAAAATGTCGTCATAAACGCGGATGACGACAAATCCGGCGAAAATGTCACAGACATACAGACAGACAGTACAGACAGTACAATACAGGAGGTACATACAAACACACACACACAACAGCAAGCAACCGGCTACGGGCCTATAGAGGGCCCTCCGCCGGCAGCTTGCCAGAACAGCAGACCGGCAGTAGCCGATATACAAAACTCAGAAACAGATAATGAGACACACAGTGAACAAGCTGCTTGCTCCGATGAAATTACACAGCTTGCAGAACAGGCTATGTCTATAGCGGGAAACAGTGAAGAGACAAAGAGCGCGGTTTGTAAAAAGCTGGAGGATTTTTTTGTTAAGTTTTGTTATGGGTACGATAAAAAACATGGCAGGCATTCTGTTGTCAAAATTGCAGATCGTATCTGTAAACTTGCAGACGACAAAAATCCGGCAGACTGTATTTGTGACATTCTTTGCAAAGAGTTTAAGAAAATGAGTGACACCGGCAGCGGGAATCCGTACTGGAAAGGGATAGCACTGCTTCCAAGCAATATGCTTAAAGACAGCGTATGGAGTTATCTCATGGGTTTTGCGGGAAGAATACTTGCAAAACAGAGTAAAAACAATGCTTTTCTACGTGAAGCTGAAAAATACAAGGCAGATGCAGAAAAAGAGCAAAATAATGTTGCGGATTTTCTCAACGAAGAATACCGCAAATATGGCATAGATCCGGAAGATCCGGATCGTGTGCAAAAAATGCTTATTGCCAGAAATGCAGAACAGAACGGAAAGCAGGAGGAACCGTCGTATGATGTATTCTAGGAGCTAAAACTTGATAGATCCCGAAGAAAGCGATGAAAGCTGGGACGCCGAATTGCGAGGAAAAGAACGACTTTTTGTTTTGCGCTATTGCACGGACAGTGAAGTCTTTTTGAATGCAACGGCAGCTTACCGTAAGGTTTATACCAAAACAGACGAGAAAACCGGAAAGCCGATTAAACTTGCAAAAGAAGTTTGTGAGGCTGCATCGTCGCGCCTTATGAAACGTGACCGCATCAAAATTGCGTGTGCAAGGTTACTGAGACAGACGCAGGCGGATGTTGATGAACGGAGCCAGTACCAGCTTTTACACGATCTGCTTTTATGCGCAACCTACAATCCAGCTGACATAATTACGGCAGATGGTGAGCTGAAAGTAAAAGACCTTAAATCTTTGGGAGAACTTGCCAAGTGTGTGACACACATCAAGCAGACTAAATGGGGCCTTGATGTATCACTTGCAGACAGAGGCAGATATATGACGCAGCTTCTGCAGTACCTGGATATTGTACGTCCTGAAATACCGGTTGAAGAGAAACTCAGAGTTATCTCAATGGTATCTAAAGCCGGCAGTGTTGAAGAATGGAACGATATGGCGGAAAAAATTGGATAGCGTATGAAGGTAAAAGTTATCGAATCTAAAAACGGCCAGAGAAAGGTTTATGAAATCTACTGGGAACCGCAGCCTAAACAACAGCTTTTACTAAGTTGCCCTGCAACAGAAGTTTTATATGGTGGAGCTGCTGGTGGTGGAAAGAGCGATGGACTTTTAGGAGATTTTTTTCAAGGAGCAGATAAATACGGCAAAAGATGGAAAGGCATACTTTTCAGACTTACTACTTCTGAGCTCGAAGAATTACAGGACCGATCTGATGAATTATACACTCCACAAGGCGCTGAGTTTTTGGGTAATTCCAACAAAAAAGGTTCCAGAATGTGGATATTCCCAAACGGTGCGACCTTAAAGATGCGCTATCTTGAAAATGAAAAAGACGTAAGGCGTTATCAGGGACATCAGTATACATGGATTGGTTTTGACGAGCTGGGTAACTGGCCTACTCCATATTGCTGGGAGTTCATGAAATCGCGCTTACGAAGTGTTTACGGAGTGCCGTGTTACATAAGGGGAACTGCAAACCCGGGAGGGGTCGGACACGGATGGATTAAAGCACGATTTATTGATAATCACGTACCAAACAAGATTTTTTACATTGAAAAAGAAATCAATGGCAAAAAGATACGTGATACAGCATGCTTTATTCCTTCTACGCTGGATGATAACCAGATTCTTATGAAGAATGATCCGGATTATGAAACAAGGCTATTGAGCTTACCAACGCAGCTTGCGCGTGCGCTTAGGTATGGAGACTGGAGTGTTTTTGAGGGACAAGTTTTGGATAGTTTTAGACCAGATATACATGTATGCAAACCATATTTATTGGAACAAGGAAACTGGTTTAAGTTTTGCGCTATGGACTGGGGATGGTCCAAACCGTATGCTATCGGTTTTTATGCTGTTAATTCACTGGGACTTGTAAGACTTTATCGTTTACTTTATGGATGCAAGGAAGGTGAATACAACGTGGGTATAAAGAAAAGCGCAGAAACACTTGCAAAAGAAGCCTGGAGTTATGCAGCGCTGGATGGTATCAAAGATATGGTTGCAGATCCGGCAATATGGACGGATGAAAAAATAGAGGATAGCAGTAAGTCTATTGAGCAGATGTTTACGGAAGCAGGTTTTAACATGATTAAGGCTAACAACGACCGTGTAAACGGACTTATTATTGTAGATCAGACATTTAAACAGAAGGTAGTTATAGGAGAAGAAAACGGACAGCCTAAAGAAGTACCTATGTTTCAGGTGTTTGATACATGCGTTGATTTTATACGCACTATTCCTTTACTTACACCGGATCCAAACCATCCGGAAGATATAGATTCAAGACTTGAAGATCATATTTATGATATGCACAGATATGCACTTATGAGCGACTTTGTGAAGCATCCGATAACACATTTACGCAAGATAAACGGCAGCTGGCGACAGCCAAGACAGGCTAAGGAATGGGATCCATTCTAAAAAGTTATATTTTACGTGGGAAATTAGGAGGAAGATATGAACATTAATCACATTGTTTTGGAAGGAAACTTAACGGCGGCAGCTACTCTATCACACTGGACGAATGGAACTGCTTATGCAAGGTTTACCATTGCAAACAACAGAAGTTATAAAGCCCAGAACGGAGAATGGCAAGAAATTGTCTCATTTATTGATTGCCAGATTAAAGGTCCTTATGCAGAAGCAAAAATTAAAGACCTTCTTAAAGGCAGACATGCATCTGTAGAAGGCCGTATAAGACAGAACAGATGGAGTGATGATAAAGGCAATCATTCTGCTGTTTACATAGAAGTTGAAAATATCTCATTTCCTCCAGGCGCTTTTACACCAAAAACAGATACACCGGATGCACAACAACAGCCGGCAGGATCAGAACCTACAGAAAACTTTGATGACCTGGATGCAGGTATTCCATTTTAATAGGAGGAAAATATGACACCGACAGAGTTTGCGGACAAAGTTGCAGCAATGCGCGAAGCTCAGAAGAAGTATTTTAGAACACGCTCCACACAGTCTTTACAGTTATCAAAGATATTAGAAAAAGAAGTTGATACGATTTTAGCGAATCGTAAACCAAAGCAAAAAGATGAATATAAACAGGAAAGTTTATTTAATGCGGAGTAAATATGAAAAAGCTAACAGTCCAGCAGTTATGCGACAAACTAACTGAGTTATGCCATGAAGGTTTAGCTCAGTATGAAGTGCTGCATACCTGCGGGTTAGAAATAAAAAATATAACTGAGTTAGAAGTTATAGGAGAGACAGTGCTTATTAAAAGCAGGGAGGATTAAAACTATGACAGAAATTACAAGAAGTGGAATGTATGAGCAGATGGTTCAGGATATTATTGAAAATGATGAGCTTTTGTATATGCTTAGGGTTGCAAATGCAAAGGTGGTTTGTGTTGTATCAGATAATGTAAAGGTAGATGAAAGAAAATGCCGAGTTTATGCAGAAATTGAAAAAATACCTGCTAAGTATGAATCATTCATTAATGCAGATGCAATGATTATTATTTATACACCAAACATTGCTTCTTTTGATCCAAAGAAAAAAGAAATTGTACTTTTGCGCGAGTTATTAAAACTTTGCATAGACGAAACAGAAGGCAAAAGAAAAATCTCTATTGGGGATTATGATATTAAAGACTTCCGCTGTATTATCCAGCGTTACGGTGCTAACTGGGATCAGGAAGCTGCTTTGTTTGACGAGGTGGAAAAATGATTGCAGAAAAAACAAAAGAACTTAAGAAAGATAAGTTGTATTTGCTGGAAGTAGAATATCCATGCGAACGAGAAGATGGAAGTATATCTATTTGGAAAGTATTACTAGTTGGTTATGTTGCCGGCACAGAAGAAGAATTCTTTTATGGCAGCAGTTTTGACAGAATGGATGACGGAACATTCAGAGGAAATGACACTTGGAATTTATCTGTACAACAGTTTAACGATTGGGTGAAATCTATTAAGGAGATTGCATAATGATAGCAGAAAAAGCGACAGAATGTATAGAACAGGCAGTATGTCACGAACTTAGAAATATTGTAAAGAAATACGGTCCTACTTATCACAGCGAGCACGAAGGTTTTGCAGTGCTTATGGAAGAATACCAGGAAGCTGCAGAAAGCGACAAGGATATGCAGGAACATCTTGAAAAATTATGGAAAAGTATAAGGGAAAATCAGATAAGCAATTTTAATTTGTCTATGATTTACGAGTCTGCAATAGGACTTGCAGAAGAGGCCGTGCAGGTTGCAGCTGTATGTGAGCGTTTTATGGAGACTTTAAGAAAGAACACAGAAGTAAAAAGCCGTGAAACGACTTACAGAGAGGATAAGACTATTTTATGAATGTAAAGTATTTTGTTTTGACAATGCTTAACTTTATTCTCTTATTCATTGCACTTGTTATGATTGCCGGCTGCATCCACGATAACAAAGTTTTGCGGGGCTATAACGAACAGCTACGCCAGAGCATGTTGGAATTGAGACAGGAATCTGAACGCACAGAAGCACAGATGCGCCAGGTAAAAACAAACAGTGATATTGTACTCAGAATGGTTACTGAGGGAATGTTTTTGGAGGAAGAAGAATGACTGACCCAAAAGAAATGAGATTACTTCGACAAAGAACAAATGAAGAAATAAAAGACGAAATGAAAAACAGAATAAGTATGGCACTTAAAGACCCGATTTTACAACAAGGTTTTGAGATTATCTGTAGGGAACTTGCAGACTTGCAGAAAGAAAACAAAAAATATAAGCAACAAAAGAATAAAGTAAAGTTTATTGTTAAAGATTTACTTTTAGTGCTTGATGGTAAAGGTGGAGAAGATTTTAGAAAAGAAGTTTTACAAAGTGCAGAGCAATTATTAAAGGAGAGTGAATAAAGGACTACACAACAACAAAGTTTGTTTGTATAATACCAGCAATATAGGAGTGATTATGACAAAAGCAGAATGATTCAGAGAAAAGCATCCGGATCCGGATGAAGATAAAAAGTATGTGGAAGTTGCGGACGAAGCTTATGATGCAGGTTATGAAGCAGCAAAACAAATAACTAAGAAGCCGGTCCAGAAAACACGCGAAGCTGTTGAGAGTACTCTTAAAATCTATTCTATGATTATTGATCCGTGTCCTGAATGCAGGCACAAAAATAAATCAAACGAAAATGAATTAAAAATATGTAAAAGCTGTTGTTTTTATTATAACAGCAAGTTCCAAATGTAAGAGAATAATAATTAAAAATATTGTATATAATTTACCAGTAAAAAAAAACAAACTTACTGTAGCTCAGAAAAAATATTTAGAGAATAATTTAAAAGAAGCAATAAACATAGGTGATAAATTAGTAGAAATAGCAAAGAAAAACCCTTATGCAACTTTTAACGAGAACATTGCAGAATTGAAAAAGCAAATGTAAAAAAAATATATCATAAAAAAAACTTTTTTATTGTTTATGACTTGACAGAATTACATGGTGTATTCTGTAAGCATGGAAACAGAAGAGTTATTTAAAACTTTATATTCACGCTGGGATCAACTTAAGGAAAACAGAAAAAAGTTTGAATCTGACTGGAAAGATGCTCAAACTTACTCTAACAATATTGTGCTTGACTGGGATAAAGTTGGGGAAGTGCCAACTCGTCCAAAACGATTTACTTCTAAAGCATACGGTTATAAAAAGACACTGGATGCTGGTATTGTAGGTTATGCTGTAAGTCCAGCCCTCGTATGGTTTAAATTAACCCTTGAAGATCAGGAACAACTTAAAGGTTATAAGGTAAAAGACTGGCTGGAAGATTGCGAGAAAATTATGCTTGCAATGTTTAACCGTACAAACTTTTACAGCGAAATTAATCCGGCCGTAGGTGATTGTACCTGCATAGGACACGGTTCACTTCATATTGATGAAGATATTAAAAACCAGCGCCTGCGTTTTACTTCCTTCCCTCCAAATCAGCTTTATTTTGACATTAATACTTATGGTGAAGTAGACACCTGCTTTAGATGGTATTCTGATAAACTGCGTAACGTTGTGGACTTTTTTGGAGAAGAAAACGTCCATGAAAACATGCAGCGGGATATAAAAGAGACTTCTCACTGGAATGATGACTGCGAAATTCTTATGTGTGTTTATCCGCGCACAGACTATAATCCGGAGTTTAAAAACGCAAAAAACATGCCTTATGCCTGCGTTTATCTTGACTTAAAAAACAGACATATTCTGCTAGAATCAGGTTATAACGAGTTTCCGTTTGCAGTTTTTGAATGGGACCGCTATCCTGGTTTTGCATACGGATCCAGTCCTGCTATGGATGCGCTTAATGAAATAAAAGCGCTGAATATCATCAAAAAGACAAGCCTGCAGATTGCTCAAACAAGTGCACAGCCTCCTATGCTTGCAAGTGAAGAAATGCATGATATAAGCATAAGCCCAGGTGCTGTTAATTACTTACCTGCAAAAGACAGCAGACTTGAAGCTTTACGCACAGGTGAAAACTATCCTATAACACTCCAGGAACTTGCAAATTATGACCAGGATGTGAAAGATTGGTTTTACGTTGATTACTTTTTAGCACTGCAGGAAAAACAAGGCAACATGACAGCTACAGAAGTCATGGAACTGCAGGGTGAAAAAGCTGCTACACTATCCACTTTTATTGTTACTCTTAATAAGTTTTTATCAAATATTATTACTCGTTCATTTAATCTTTTATTAAGAGCAAAAAAACTTCCGCCACCACCTCAGAGCCTTATTGAAAACAATGCAACAATTAGAATTGACTTTACAGGTCCACTTGCTCAAAACCAGCAGAAGTATCACCAGATGGGAGGAACACTCCAGGCACTTAATGCTATTGGTCCTATTATGCAGATGTTCCCTAATGCCGGAGACTATATTGACGGTGACGAACTTATGAAGAGCACAATGGACGGTATGAAAATGCCTCAGAACGTTATACGAGAAGAAGATGACGTTAAGAAGATCCGCGAAGAACGCATTAAGGCAGAACAGCAGGCACAGGCACAACAGCAGCAGCTGGCAATGGCACAAAGCCTTATGCAGAATGCAAATAAACTGGGACAGGCTTCACAAGAAGGAAGTATGATGGACCAGATTAACAAGCAACTTAATGGAGAAGCTAATGGCATCTAACGAAGAATATGACAAGATTTTTGATTCACTGGAAAGTGATGATGAAAAAGCAAAGAGTATTGAACTTGATAAACAAATGACAGAATGCTTCCGGCGTGTTTTTTCTACATCCGATGGACGTGTTGTGCTTAATCAGCTTTTAAAGGATTTATGCTTTTTTAATTACAAAATTACGGGGCCGGAAGAAACTGCGTTAAATAATTATGCAAAGTTTATGATTTTTAAACGACTTGGGTGCAATAATGATATGCAGATAAGTAATACAATTTTTGATTGCAGAAAGGAGAATTGATTATGGAAGAAGATGGATTCTTAACAAGAATGGAAAGTGAAGGAAAAGAGCTTGAAGAAAGACTTGAAAAAGCCACAGCCTTTTTAAATTGTGCTTACAACAAATCACCAGAAGAAAAAGAAGAGTTTTTTAAGAAAAACGACATTGACGATGGTGATTTAGATTTACTGCAGGCACAGACTACAGCAATGGCAACTTATGCAAACATTTTGCGTATACGCTATAACATAGCACGTGCTAAAAGGCAGTTGCCTACAATTGCTCATTTTTAAGGAGATAACTTATGGCAGGACAACCAGCAGAAACACAGACACCGGCAGTAGATACCGGTGCAAATGACATTAAGAATATTATGAACGGTATGCAGGGAGCTAAACCTACATCAGAACCTGGCGGAAACGCTGGGGATAACGGTGCGGGGAATACACAGCCTGCAAACGATGATAACGGAGGCAAGGTACAGCGCCCAGCCTGGATGGAGCAGATTGGCGACATAACAAAGGATGAAGGCGCAGCTGAAAAACTTGCAAAGTTTGCAAAAGTAAGCGACCTTGGAAAAGCATACTTGGAGCTTGAAGGTAAACTGGGGAATAGCATTGTGAAACCTGGGGAAAATGCAAGCGCTGAGGAAATCGAAACCTTCTATAAAAATCTTGGTAAGCCCGAAAGTGCTGACAAGTATTCCATTGAAGGGGACGAAGCTAAAGCATTCCGTGAACTTGCGTTCAAAAATAATCTTACTGACACACAGGCAAAGGCTTTATTCCAGAACCTGCAGGAAGTAGGACAAAATGTGTTTGCACAACAAAAGGCAGCTTTTGAACAGCAGGCGCAGGAAACACAGACAGCACTCCGAAAGGAATATGGCAATGACTATGATACAAAAATAGAAATGCTTAAACGTGGTGTTGCAACTTATGGTGGCCCTAAAATGGCTGCAAAGTTGCAGGCATCCGGACTTTTGGCAGATTATGAGATCGTAAAGATGTTCATTAATCTTGGTGAAATGAGTGCTGAGGCAGGATCGCCAGGCAATACCAATGGTAAAACCGACGATTATAAAACTATTGGAGAAGGCGGGACCTTCTCATTCTTTAAGAAATAGGAGTATTCTATATGGCTGTTTTAACTTTAACAGACCAGCTCACTTCTTTGGAAGTGGCAAAACGACTTAACGGGCCTAACCGTGACAGTCGTATGATTATTGAAGAGCTCGCAAGACTTGACGAGCTTCTTTTGGATGCACCTTTGATTGAAGCAAACAAAGGTACAATTCATTCAACAGTTGTAAGAACTGCACTCCCTCATGGTGAGCATAGAGGTTACAACGAAGGTGTTGGAAAATCTTCTAGTCAGACAAAGACTATTGAAGATGTTATCTCTAACATTGAAATCTTCTCAGAAGTTGATGCACAGCTTATTGATGAAGCCGGTTTTGATGATGCAGATCACAAGGCAGAACTTCTCATGAGCGAGCAGTCTTCATTCATTGAAGGTTTGTCTCAGGATATGACTGATGACATTATGTACGGAAACCATGATGCAGATCCTCATTATACTAACGGTTTTGCACATCGCTACAACAAGATTAACGATGAAACTGTTATTGATATGGGTGGAACCGGTAACAGCCTTACATCAGTTTATCTGATTAAATGGGCACGTGATAAGGCTCACCTCATTTATCCAAAAGGACACAAAACTTTTGGTGTTGAAGTTGAAAACCTTGGACGTATGCTTATTAAGGATGTAAACGGTAAAGAGTTTATGGGTTACAAAACTCACTATCGTATTGCTCGCGGTCTTGCTGTACGTCACTCAAAGTCTGTTATCCGTCTTGCAAACATTAATCCGTCTGCAAACAACATCGGTGAAAAGATTGCCGAATACGTTGCTAAAAACCTCGACAATCTTGCAATTGGAGGCGGAACAATTTCAATTGCTTGTAATCCGGTTATCAAGGGTATTCTTAACTGGACTGCTAACCAGAAGTCTAACGTTATTTATCCTGCAAAGGATCCTTGGGGTAACGATGTACTCCAGATTGGTGAAGGCCGCATCCGTAAGTGTCCTTCTATTTTGACAACCGAATCACAGGTAGTCTAATAAAACGCCCTGCGTATACGGGGCTTAACTATTAAAGGAGATGCTATATGCAGAAATCAAGATTTGACGCCGCCCTTAATTTTGGGTCGGTTACTCTTGGCAGCGCCGGTACAGATGCACTGACAAATGTACTTAAGATTGATAAGGCAGATCCATCTTACAGAGCTGTAAACTTTATTGTAGAAACTGCTGCTGCAGGTGGAACTTCCGTGCAGCTTTTGGTACAGGGAAGCAATGATAACTCAACTTATGTAACAGTTGCAGAATCACCTGTTATCCTTGAAGCTAAATTGGTGAAGGATGCTAACTTTGATGTACACATCCCTCAGAACTGGAACTACAAGTATATGCGTGCAGCCGTTACAGGCGTTGGTACTCATACAGCAGGAAAGATTTCCGCTTGTATGGATGTTTATCCAGGAGTGTAATGTATGGCTGAACAGAATATGCTTGACCAGAACGGTACTGGTAACAAAACCGAAAAAGAGGAAAAAACTGTTAAGTACAAGGTTAAAAGAACCTGTTACTGGAATGACAGACTTTATTATGCTAACAGCGTAGTAGAGCTTCCTGAATCGGCTAAGCCACCTGTAGGTGAAAACGGCCACTTTGTAAAGCTTTAGCTTTTACATTAACAAAAGGCACGGTGCCATTAAGTGCCGTGCCTTATTTTTTATTAAGGTTTGATAAGGTTTGGTAAGGTTATGAATATAGACAGAAGTTTAGTTGCACGTGCTTTTGCAAAGGCCGGCGAAGAACCTATTACAGATACGGAATGGGAAGAAGGTACATCCAGCCGCGTGCGCATTGTACAGGAATTTTATCTTGCGGTAATTTTAGATGCACTATCCTCTTATAACTGGACCAGCCAGAAGAAACGCGCAAGACTTACTGCGCTTGAACCGGACGACGAGTATGCAGGTGAAAACCTTACCGGTTATGCTTATATGTTTTTGCTTCCTGCAGATTGTGGAAAAGTTGTCGCTATAAATGATGGAGACCCATACATAGTTGAAGGTGGCTATATTTTCTGTGATATAGAAAATCCGGTGCTGCTTTATATCCGTAATTATTTTACGGGAAAATATGTTTATGAAGAAGTTGAAAATCCAGATCCTGATGATATAGATAAATATTACAAAAAAGACGAAAACGGAGATTATGTTAAGGCAGAATCCTATGATATGGGAACTACCTATTATATACGCATAGAAGAGGACTACAATTTTTACAGCCAGCCGGTTTTTGATCCGGAATTATCATCTTACATTGAATGCAAGCTTGCCGCTTCTATTGCCTTGAAGCTTACAGGCGGTACAGATAAATACAAGATGCTTTATAACGAAGCACGCCTTATTGCAGATGGTGCTATGAAGCGCAGTGCAGAACAGGCTAAGAACAAGACAAAAGGAAATCCTTGGTGGACGGACCAGCTGGGACTTACAAGCGGAGGTGAACTGTAATGCTTATAACAAACTTTGCATCCGGTGAGCTGAGCCCGAAGTTAAACGGCCGCGTAGATATACAGCAGTATTACCAGGGAGCAAACAGAATAGAAAACTTTGAAATTACACCTACAGGCGGAATACACCGTAGAGTTGGAACACAAAGAGTGGGACAGCTTGGAGGTGATAACCGCCTTATTCCGTTTATTGTGGATAAAAACACAATCTATGTTTTGGAGCTGGGCCTTAATCCGGACTATAATCCGCAGACACCAGGATCTAAACACGGAATAATCAGAATATGGAAAAACATCTTGAATGTTGGTTATGAAGTTGTGGGAACACTTTATACCGATTATGCAAACTTGTATGAAATACGCGAAGTACAGTATGCGCAGAACTATGACACAATGATTTTTGTGCATCAAAACTATAAACCGTTTGAAATCAAATTATCAGGCAGCACGTTTACTGCAAGCGATATGGCGTTTGATTTTATTCCGGATGTAGAACTTGATGACGACTATGACTATGTAATGATAGTTGCAGGCAGCGTATTTCCAACAAAAGACGGACAAAGCTTTACATATAAACGACTTATAAACGGAGTACCAACAGACTATACACAGACATTCAGCGAAGATATTACAGATTTTTACTGCATTGTAAACGGAAAACTTTACAAATGGAACGTGAGCCAGTGGGAAGTTTACGGAGAAGATCCTGATATAGATGACGAACTTTTTACGGATCCGGAAGGTAACAAATATCCTGGCTGCGTTGCATTTTTCAATAACAGATTATTTTTTGCATCTACAAAACACAAGCCACAGATGGTATGGGGAAGCGCCGCACCGGACAATTACGGAACACGCTATAATGATTTTTGTACTTACAAAAAGTATGTTACTGTAAACCGTGTTGTAAAGGATGCGGACCTGCATATATTCACTTGCGATATTGCACAGAGCGATATAGACACGACTAACCACCGCACTACACTTACAAACGTAACACAGGACTTTACACAAAGAGAAGTGCTTAAAGAAGCAATTACAAAGTATTTTGTATCAAGCGGACTTGTGCCGGTTGGAACAAAAGTTATAAGCGCAACAAGCACTTCTCTTGTTATAGACACCGACAAAATTAATGTTGCATATACCGAAGAGCATACAGTTGAAACTAACGTAGTTATGTCTATTCAGTTATGGAGAACAGTAGACACTGCAAGCGCAGAGGACTACGAGTATATGGTAGTTGCAAACAATATCACTACTGCAGACTGCGCACTCTTTTTTGAACTTGCAAGCGACCAGAACGACGCCATAAAGTTTTTATCATCTAACCGCTTCCTGGCAGTTGGAACAGAAAGCAGTATATGGAGTATAGACCCTGGAATAAGCGCCTTGAATATTAATGCAGTTATGCAGGGCCGGTATGGAAGTGATGACATACAGGGCCAGGCTGTAGAAACAGCCACCGTATATTTTGCGCAGGGAAAGCTTGGCATCCGTGAGTTTTACTGGGATGGAAACAGTAACGCATTCAGGACTAACAATATTGCCCTGCTTGCGGAACATATTATGCGCGAGGCCACAGTTGTGGATTTTGATTATATGACTAATCCTTATTCACGACTTATTATTGTGCGAAGTGACGGAACTGTTGCTACACTGCTTTATGACAAAACTAACGGTATTATGGCATGGAATCATATAATTATGAAGCATTGCCAGATAACAAGCTGCGCAGTTACAAGAGGTAATGATGCAAGCGACCTTGTATTTTTTACTGTAAAAGACGGTAATAACTATTATCTTGAAGTGCTGGATATGTATAACATCATTTATCTTGACAGCTGCCAGCAATGGACGCCGGAGTTTATCGGTAATTATAGCGCAGGCGCAGTTATTTATAACAGCGATACCGGTGCTACAGCAGCCTACGATAATGTACCGGATGACTTTTATCACGAAGGAGACTGGTGCTGGATTGGTTACAAGATAAAGAGTTATATAAAAAGCATGCCTATTGTGGGCCGAGACCCTAGTAAGCCGGTACGCATTGCAAAGCTGCAGGTGCGCTTCCATGAATCGTATAAGCCAATGGTAAAGGTTACGGGGCTACCGGAAGAAAAGTTTAATACTATCCGCGATGCAGACCTTCCTTATTCCGGAGTTGCTTACATGAATTATCCAGGACAAACAGACCACGATGTATGTTTTGAAATAGAAACAGACGGAATGGAAGCGGTAAATATTCTTAGTGTTGATGCACAAACTGCATAGGAGGATTTTATGGAGTGGTTAGTTGCAGGTATAACAGCTTTACTTGGAGGAATTGCTAACGGTATAGACACCGCTATAGGAATAAATAAGGCTCATGATGATGCTCAGGATCAGCTTGCTTTTATTGACGATATGTACGACCTGCAGAAAGACAAGGCCGAAAAAGATTATGCAGAAGCAAAGCGCCAGGCAGAAAAAAACGCTAAGCTTGCAAATCAGCAGGCAGACCTTACAGACCTGGGACAGGATATAGCAGAAAGATCAGTCTCAAATGACTTTAATACAGCAATTGATAATCTTTATTTATCGGGTGCGCAGGATGCATGGCAATGGAACAATGCTGCTATGCAGGCCGGAAGCTCAGAAGGTGCAGCACTTGCGGGGCTGGCAGGAAGCGGAGTTAGAGCCGGAAGCAGTTTAAGTGATGCAGTACTCATGGAAAGCGCAACAAACGAAGCACAGTTGCAGTTTGCACAGGACACAAAGCGAAGAAGTGACAACAATAATCTTGCATCTGTATTAAACGGACTTGCAGGAACACAATACAACATTATGGGTGAAAGAATAGGCGCAGATGTAACGAGAGGCAATGCGCTTGACCTTCTTAATTCCTATGAAAAAGGCGGTTATAACTATAACATTTATCAAAACCAAAAAGAGCAGATGGAAAAAACTTATAACTATAACCGCGGAAAAGTTGAAGATATTAAAAAAGCAAACAGCTGGGATAGTTGGGAAGCCTGGGCTAAACTTGGAACCGGTATACTTGGAGGCGCTTCTGCAGGCTATCAGACAGGTGCGAACTTGTACAATATGGCCTACGAAGCTGCGGATTATGAGACAGGTATACCTAGTTTGTTTAAGAAAAAAAAGAATAAAGGCGACTTACAAGGCGGAGCTTTAGAATCTTACGGCGGATTTTTTGGATAAGGAGTAAAAGATGGGAGAACTTGCAAACTTTACGAATGCACTTTTTGGAGCTGTAAACACAGCGGCAAAAGTTGATAACGATATTCTATCTAAACAGGCAAAATTGTCTACTCAAAATAAGCAGATTCAGCTGCGTGAAGATATTGAAAACAAACTAGCGGACCTGCGCCAGCGTGCGGATTACACTAAATGGAATGATGAAATGACCGGATTTTTTGAACAGATAAAATCTGGAATGTCAGATCCAAACAACAAATACTACTGTAAGAACAACATGCAAGGCGATATGTTCAATGCCATTCTGGAAGAAAACAGAGTTGGAGTTACAACAAAAGTAAGTCAGATGGTACAGCAGCGCGAAATGGAAAAAGACATTGTGGACGTGCAAAACTCTAAAACCCTATTGTCTCAGATGTATTCCGGCCAGCAGTATATTGATATGGCAAACGAGCTTGATAAGGGACTGTATGAAACCGGCAGAATAACAATGCAGCAATATGACCAGCAGAAAGATTTAAACTTTAAGCATGGTTACGAAACTATGTATTTAAATTCATTCAATGCTTCTTTAGATAATGCACTTGCAGCCGGAAAAAGTTTTGAACAATTTTTTACAGACATTGAAAACTCAATGCCGGAAATGAAAGCAACAGACACAAACGGACTTGAAAAAGCCTACGATAAAACAGGACTTAAAGCTGCAATAAAGAAAACTTGCCAGCAGAACTATAATGCAAAACTTGCAGATATACAGCAGAACAATGCAAACACCTTATCTCAAATTGTTCAGGAAATGCGACAAAGCGGAAGCGCAGAAGGTAAATTATCAGTTGCACGCCGCGGACAGCGTGCTATGAATAACATGCTTGGATTAAAGCTTAGTGAACAGGACCGCCTGCAATATTCTGCTATTTTTGAACTTACTATAGACGGAGCCTTAAAAGGAAGTAAAGGTGGTTCCGGAAGTGGAAGCGGACCAAAGAAAAGTGATTTTGATAAGTTTGAGGACCTTGTTAAAGCAGAAGGCGACACTGCAATTCAGATATTGATTGATTATCCGGAATTAACCGGTTATGAAGCTGCAAAGCTTGTAAGTGATAATGCTGTAAATGAATGGTTTACAAGCGATTATCAGGAAAACTTTGATAAGGATGCAGACGAAAGAGAAAAAACCTTTGAGACGGTTTATAAAGGTGTTACTTCTCAGGAATCGGTTACAGATGCACTTGTAAAAAGAATGGTTGCAAAATATCCGGAAGTACAAGCTCTTGTAGGAGCTGATGGAAAGTTTACAAAACTCATTGAGGATATGAAAAAGAATCCGGATAATTATGGAAAAGCCTCAGCAAGTGATTTATCACGCTTTATGTTAGACACAATATTGGAAAGCAACTCTACAACAACAGGCGAAGAAATTATGGAAAAGTTTAATAAGTGGATAAATAACTGTTATGTAGAAAGCGTTGATTACATGGAGTTTAAGAAGAAAGACGACATTAAGAGCGGACTTAAGAAAACTTATAACGCCAGCAAAGCAAAGGATATTGCAGAAGCTGCAAACTTTGTACATGGTGCAGATTATGTTTACACCTACAATGGCGAAGAAATATGGGCTCCAGGAAAGAAAGAAGCCCTTGAAGCTGAAGGCGGAATTGTACATGTACTTAAGAATGCAGTTGCAGGCACACTTGGAGCCGATGCTGGCGATATAAACTTCTATTACAAGAAAACAAAGGACGATATGACAAGTGTACCTATTTTCACTTATGGCGGAAGTGCTTACGAAGTAAATGCAACAGCAGACGGAAAAGGATTTACATTGACAGATGTAAATACCGGCGAAGTTATAGACGGAGTTATTCCGGACAAAAAAGGTGCAAGGAAAGAAGCGCTTAAAACTGCAAAAGCTAATGAAAAAGCTGCATCCGAAAATACCGCTACACTCGATAAAGAACGAGATGAAAAAACAGAACAAGCCATCCAGAGTACAAACTGGATCCCAAAAGCAGTCCTTGGTTCAAAGAAAATTGATACAGAACATTATGAGGAATGGACCAAAGGTACAACAGAAAAGCGCCGCGAATATCTTAATCAGGCAATATCTGCAATTGATTCAGATGCAAAAAAGATTGAAAAGCAGAAGGACAGCAAGAAAAAATCAGAATTGCGCGAACAGTTTGAAAAGGACTATGGTATTAAATATGTGGACTGGATTCTTAAAAACAATGAGGACTACCGCTACGACTTGATTTTGAACAGTAAATAGTTTTAATTGTTTATAACAAAACAGCTCAACACAATATAAAATCTGATATAAGGAGTTATAACTTATGTCAGATTTTTTTATTCCTAAACAGAACAATGACGACTACTGGACTAAAAAGCAGAAGGAAACACAGACTACTCTACCACAACAAAATACTCAAAATGACTACTGGGGACAGCGCTCACAAGCTTTACAGCAGCAGAAAGAAGAACAGCTTGCAAATTATAACCGCTACGGTGTAGACGTACCAGACGAATATTACGAACAATTCAATAAAATTATCTCACAGGTTGAAGATCCGGCCCAGGCGCAGGAAGAAGCCTACAGAATAGGAAGCGCCATTAAATATTCTCAGATGTATGGAATGCCTATTGAAGAAGCCTACACAAAGGTGGATGAATTGAACGAGGCGCAGTTTCCGGACTTGCAGGATCAGAAAGGACGTTTTGAAGCTATCTGCGACATGTTTACACTTGGTAACAATAACGTAAAACTTGGATTACTGGGCCAGAAGCTTATGACAGCCACAGGCAATAATGATACAGAAATGGTCCAGAGCCTTATGGCTCAGATAGATGCTTTACAGCAGGAAAATGTTTTATTGCAGGATAAAACTCCGCGCAAATGGGTTATGCAGGCGCTTGAAGCCGGAGCACAGAGCTTGCCATTCACTGGATATGTTGCAGGTGCCGGTGTTTTTGGAAACTTTATTGCGCCTGGTGTAGGTACTGGTGCTGCTTTTGCAACATCATCATATTTAGCCGCCGGACAAGAATATCTTGATATGAGGGCAAACGGTGCAAGCCACGAAACAGCTGCTATTGTTTCCACAGTTTCAGGTTTAATACAAGGCCTTATTGAAGCAGATCTTGGTATTACAAATGGAATCGTAAAAGGGACTGCTAAGGCAATGGGAAAAGAAGCTGCAGAACGAGCCGCTAAAAAGAGCCTTGAAGATATAGGTACAAAAATTGCAAAGCGCTTCCATTTTGGACCTGGTAAAAAGTTACTTGTAAACTATCTTAAAGAATACGGAAAGAACGTACTTGGCGAAGGTACAGAAGAATTCTTGCAGGAAATTACAAGCATTATAGGACAGGAGGTTGCAGCCAGCCTTGATGGTTACGATATTCCGGATGATGATTTTAACCATATTGTAAAGCAGACTACAGAAGCATTTAAAGGTGGTGTACTTGGTGCAATATCTATGGGATTTATTCCTGCTGGTATAAACGGTGCTGCAGATATTAAAAGCTTCAAACAGATTAAAGACATTGCAGAAGAATATGAATCAGGCGAAATGTTTAAGGAGGCTGTAAAAGAGAATCCGGTTTTTGAAGGCATGAGCGATGAACAGAAAGCCGATGTATTACAGGAAGTATGGGAAAAAGCTCAGCAGCGTAAAGAGGCAAGAGCTACAGAAGATGCAAAGCAGATTGCAGAAGGCCTTGATGCCGGCGAAGGAGCCGAAGAGCGCAAGGTTACTGTAGATGAAAATGGTAATGAAATTGAAGAAGAAGCAGAAAGTGTTGCACGTGATGAAAAAGGCAGACTTTATACCAATGATGAAGAGATTAAAGACGATAACGGCAATGTTACCGGCGGCACTTTTCTTATAGGAAATCCGACAAAAAAGGAAAATAACCGATATGGTTATATACGCTACTCTACTAATGAAAACGGCGATATAACAATTGACGATTTTAAAATCAATACAAACCGCACAGGATTACGCGAAGAAGTATTTGATGAGTTTGCTCGCGAGCATCCGGATGTAAAAATTGAATGGAATCCTAAAGCATCAGAAATGCAGGAGTTTAAGCAAAGCCTCATTGACGCAAATCCTTCCGGGGCTAAAAACGGACTTAATTACTACTCTTCTCAGGATCTTGACCAGGTTGCCGCACGAAAGAAAGTTGCTGCAGAAGTGCGCAGGAATATTCACAATGTAACAAAGAATGCAGACGGAACTTATACACGCACAGACTTGAACAACAAGCAGGTTGCGGCTGCAGTTACTCTTATTGAATCGGCTGCAAAGCGCATGGATATGAGCTTATCTGATTATGTAAGCAAGACTTTTGGAAATCAGATTTTTGGAAGCCGTGAAGAGTTTGCACAAAGCGCACTTGCACAGGGAGAGCAGATAAACGACAAAGCCGGCGGAATGAATCAGGGAGTTGCACAGGCTAACTGGAAGCAGGTAGGACAGCAGATTAAAGCTGTTATTTATGCCGGTGAAAATGCGGACTTTTCTACCTGGGCCCATGAGATGGCGCATGTATTCCAGAACCAGCTTGACGGGGACCTTAAGACAGATGCAGAGACTGCTTTTAATGTTGTAAACGGGGATTGGATTAATTCAAAATATACATTCAGCGACGGACGCACAATGTCATCTGCAGAAGCTTTTGCTTATGGATTCCAGGACTGGCTGGAAACAGGACGAGCAGAAAATCAGCAGATGCAAAACATATTCCAGAAGTTTGCACAGTTTATTGCAGACTGTTACAACAAATTGCGCCAGCACTTAAACTTTACACCGGAAATCGAAAGTGTATTTAACCGCCTGCTAGACGGTGACGACACAATTATGAGCAAGGCCCTTAAAGCCGCTCAGGAAGAAGAAAACGAATACAGAGCCGGCTTAAAGCGTAAAGCCGAAGAAGCAGAAGCCACAAAAAAGGCAGAAGCAGAAGAAGCTCAAAGACAGGCAGAACTTGAAAAGGAAGAAGCCGAAGAATATACAGACTATGAGCAGGAAGTTACCGAACAGAGCGCCGAAGAAATAGAAGCACAGCTGGAGGAAGGCAATGAAAAAGAGACTGGTAACGCTATTGATGATGCGCTTGAAAATCTTAATATTAGTGATGAACAGAAGGCTAAAACAGCAGAAGTCTTAAAAGACGAGACTTCCACAATTGCCGAAAAAGCAGACGCTATTGTAGATGCAGCCGGAGAACAGTTTGATTTATTCCAGAAACAGGAAGGCCTACTCTACCAGCTTGCAGGCGAGCCATCTATAAGACGAATGGCAGAGAGCGAAGAAAAGCGCCGAATTCTTGCAGACCTGGATGCGGCAAATGAACTTGAAAAGAAATACAAGAGTATGCCTGCAGAAAGCCGTGCCGCACGCATCCGCATGGCTACCGGCTGGGAAAAGGACGCAAATGGACAATGGAAATATGAGCTTGACGACAGCATAAACCGTATTAAAGGCGGTCCTGCACTTAATAATTTAATGCGAACTTCCCCGGATATTGTGGAAATGGCAAGCAAAAAAGCAAATCTCAACATGGGAGACATATACGACGCACCGGAGCTTTATAAGGTATTCCCATATATGAAGAACGTGCGCGTAAGCTTTTACTCAGATCCTAACGCATTCCGTGCAGTTTTAACACCGGAAGGCATTAAAGTAAACATGCGCTATCTGCAGGGAATAGACGGAGAGAAAGGCCTTAAAGGTGCGCTGGTTCATGAAATACAGCACGTAATTCAGGCTATGGAATATGCCGAAAGCACAGGCCTGCAGGGAGCCGACATTGAAAAGCTTTACAATGACATGATGGATGCAATGCAGGCCGCCGGCGATAAAAAGTATGACTATGATATTACTTCACTGCAGGAAGGCCTTGATGCCTACATGAATGATTATGGCGAAATTGAAGCCCGTAATGTTGCCCGCCGTATTCTTATGAATCCGGATAAGCGCCGTAATACTACACTGGCAAGCACTGAGGATGTAAATAGGCAGCAGTTGTTATTCCAGGAAGAAGCCGAAGAAGTGCGCAAACAGTATGAGAATACAGAAAAATGGATGAAGGCACCTAACGGAGAAGAAACAAACCTTAATGAAAAACAATGGCTGCAGGTGCGTACACCTTCATTTAAAAACTGGTTTGGAGACTGGGAAAACGACAAAGAAAACGCATCAAAAGTGCTGGATGAAAACGGCGAGCCGCTTGTAGTTTATCATGGTAGTAATCAGTGGTTTCAAGTATTCAATGAAGGTAAAACAAACAAGTCATCAAATGTAAATACGCCAGATAACACAATCTTTACTAATGATAATAAAGAAATTGCCTCATCATTCCAGAATTATTACGGTGGAAAAGTTACAGATGTAATTCTTGATGAAAACAGCCCATTGCATAGAAAATATGATTGGGGAACTTACAGAGCTGGCGGCGTATATTCTTTATTTATGAACTTGCGCAATCCTAAAATTGTGGATTATAAAGGCCAGACTTGGAAAGCTGATGGCATGAATATCAACGATGAAGTTGCAAAAGCTATGCAGAAAGGCTACGACGGATTTATAGCAAAGAATATTATTGATGTAGGATTTACTGATGTAACACCTCCGGCAAGCAATGATTATATTGCTTTTAATAATACTGCTGTAAAATCGGCGACAGATAATAATGGCAATTTTGATGCTTCAAATCCTAATATCTTATTCCAGATTGCCGGAGAAATCGGCGCACAGAATCTTGATGATGCAGAAACTCAGGAAGGTGTAAGCCGTATACAGAACCTTGCCATTGCTAAGGAAATGGAAGAAGCCGGTAAGAATGCACAGGAAATAAGACTTGCTACCGGCTGGGAAAAAGGTGATGACGGATTATGGCGTTATGAACTGGACGACAGTAAAGTAACTATTGACGTTTATGGCGGAATGAAAGCCTGGGAGCGCTTCCATCCGGAATATAGAGAATTAACCGAAAAGCTTTATAGAGGCGAAGAACTTACAGAAAAAGAACAAGACAGACTTGAAGAGTTGTCAGAAGTTTATTATTTAAAGCAGGAAAAACGAGCCGAAGAAAAGCATTTTATGCTTGAAGATGTTTTAGACTTCCCAGAATTATTCAAAGCTTATCCAACATTGCAGGGTGTTGATGTTTATATTGAACCTAGTACCGGAGACGGAACACAAGGAGAATATAGACCAGATGAAGAAGCAATAACTCTTTATAGAAATCCGAATATGGCCTTAACGGACTGGGAGAAGCAAGCTAAATCTGTATTGCTGCATGAAGTACAACATGCAATACAACAAATTGAAGGTTTTGCTAAAGGTGGATCGCCTGAGCAGTTTACACCTATAAGTACAGAAAAACTTGAAGAGCGCTTAAAGGAAATAAACAATGAACAAATAAATGTAATGTCTAAGTATATTCCTACAGATGACTGGATTGTTATTGATAAAGAATTACGCGAAAAAAATCTATCTAATGAGGAATATAAAGAAGCCCGTATAGATGCAATATCAAAGTATGATAATGGAGAATACAGGAAGTTATCACAAGAAGCAGATGAAATACGTTTACGCATTGAAGAGATAGAAGAAAACTTGCTGGACGGACAAGTAGAAATAGAAGGCCGCACCTATATGGACGAAAACGAGGCTTACCGAAGTCTTGCCGGTGAAGTAGAAAGTCGAAATGTACAAGCACGACAAAGCTTTACCTCGGAGCAGCGCCTTAATACTCTTATTGCAGCTACAGAAGATGTTGCGCCGGAAGATAAAATCATTTTATTCCAGACTGCATACCACGGTTCCGGCGCGGACTTTGACAAGTTTGATACAGAGAACTATGGATTATCCGGCGAAGGTAGTATGTCTTTTGGTTATGGTACTTACGTGACAGATAGTGAGGAAATTGCAAGAGACTATGCAAACAGACAAGGATTAAATCTTGACAACGTTGCAGTTACAGATGAGAACAGGCCTTATTTTGATATAGCTTTTGCAGTTTATCGCGGAATGTCTTTTGAAGATGCAAAACAATCTGTAATAAAAAATAACGAAACAAAGATAAAACAGCATAAAGAGTTTATCGAAAAAATGAAAAACTCTAGCAGAAGCGAAGAAGAGAAAAAAGAAAAAATAAGTTTTGCAGAAAACAGACTTAAAGAAGATGAAGCTGAGCAAACAAAACTGCATGAAATGTTTAAGACATTGACTATAGATGATGTTTACAAACAGTTGGGAATAGAACCTAAACGAAATCTTTACACCGTAGAAATACCGGACGATGGATATTTAGAATGGAATAATAAAGCTGGTATAAGAAATGTAAGAAAAATAGCAAAAGCTCTTGAAGAAAAAAACAAAAATATAACTTATTGGCTGCCAAATCATATAAAAGATTTACCAATGGAAGATAAATTATTATATACAATTAATAATCAGTCTAAAACAGGCAAAGGAACTAATGAAGATTTATATGAAGCATTAAGCATTATATTAGGGAATGAAAAGGAAGCCAGTAAGTTTTTACACTCACTAGGTTATGCCGGAATCAAATATCCGGCCGGAACTATCTACGGAAACGGAAACGGCGCTTATAACTATGTAATTTTCAATGATGACGACGCAAAAATCATTGACCACTTGTTATTCCAGACAAACGCAGAGCTCATGCAGGAGGCACAGGGTTTTGAAAGCTGGCAGGACTTTATGGAGTTTTGCGAGGTTATGCACGGTGATGACGAAGTATCGCCTATTCCTTCCGAAGCTGATGCGCAATGGTACCAGAGTTTTTGGGAGACTGCACACGGTTATCAGACAGAAGAGGAAAAGAATGAGCGGGCTGTACAGGAAAAGAATGAAAAAGATACGACAGTTGCAAAAGCAATGGATGCGCTTTTTACAACATATATGCGCAGTAATCCGGAAATGCTGGATGACTTCTTACACGAAGTTGCACGTATTGACGCTACAGACTTAGACAGCGAAGAATGGCGCAATGCTGCAGACGAAACAGATACTGCAGAGCGAGACAGAATTGATATGCTTAAAGATGCTATTAAGATTGTTATGCAAGATTATAACTGGCAGAGCGCTATGCGACGTGTACAAGGCGGCGGAGAAATTTCAGAAGGTATGAGAAAGCGCCTGCTTGGAGAAATGACAGACAGCTTTAAGACACGCGACTTCCGTGCACTTTATGCAGAAGTTATGGAAGATGCGCAATATGCTGTGGATGAAGAAGATACAACAGCTGCAATGCTTAGCAGAAGGTTTTTGAAACATCAAAAGCGCTATTATGATATTGTAAAGCCTGGCGAGGATATTTCCAAAATGAGCCCGGAAAAGCGCAAGCGTGTTGCAGAAGCAATGGATAACCGCGATATTGCAAACAAGATCCGTAACGGCAGCCTTAAGCTTGATGACGAGTTGGATGCTTATATTAAAAGTCTTGATCGGCAGATTAAAGATTTAGAAAAGCAATATAATGAGCTTGAAATAGGGACACAGGCAGACTACCAGCGTATTGCAGATGCAGAAACAAGAAGGCTTCTTAAACTGCACGAAGAGCTTTTAATTGCAAAGAGCAAAGTTACTCAGAAAAACAGCGACACAGCCCGCAAGATAAACAAGGGCCTTAAGATAACCGAAAAGTACCAGCGAGCAAGCCAGAACCTGCAGGCTAATTATGATGAATTATTCCGCAAGTTTAATGACCTTAAAAACGCTATTCAGATAACAGCCGAAGTACAGGCAGCACTGGACCGCCAGGAGCAGGTTGCATCCGTGCGCGAGGACTTGAACGCAAAGCAGAAAGAAAAGAACTTGACTGCAGAAGTAAAGAAGATGCGCATCCAGCTTGTAAAGAGAACTATGCGCCGCGTACCGTTTAATCGAATTGACTACGATAACGCAAAGACTGTTATTGCTATTCAGCGAATGCTTGAACCTAATCTTATTGGTGGAGTAAATAAGTTTATTGGAATTGATAGTCCATTTTTGCGGGGCGTAATATCGCAGATAGTTACAGACAGCGAATACAGACAGGAACTTATGGACTATCTTAATACAAACTCACGTGCAAGCGAAGCATTTATGAACTTCAAAAAGAAGCTATCTGAATTAAAATCCATAAAAGATTTTGATAGCTGGACCGCAAAAGACAGAAAAGCTGCAATCCGCTACCTTCCAAAAGAAAACTGGGTCCGTGACTTGAACTTGAAAAAGCTTGCAAAAGAGCGCGAAGAAAGTATTGATCTTGATATTGATACACAAGAATACTCACGCCAGGCATACGACGAAAACGGAAAGCCAAAGACCTACAAGGATGCAGAAGGAAACGAGCACAATGTTATGGAGACCGCATTCCGCCTGCGCTACAGTGACGAACTGGGACAGCTGGTAAAGGATGCTGTTGGTGCTGATATGTTTGACCGCATTGTAAACAGGCCATTTAGCGAATGGACCACAGAAGAACTTGAACAGCTTGCACAGAGAATTGACGAGCTTTATACAGAAGGACGCGACCTTAAAGCTGCAAAAGATGAAGCACGCAAACGTGAAGCAGAAGCCATCCGTAAGCGCGTAGAGGACGCTATAAAAGAAACCGGAATTGTTATAAACGATGACGACACTCCGGAAGAAAAAGAGCGCAAGCAGAAAGAAATCAACAAGATTTTGAACTTGAATTCAGGCCTTAAGGGAACCGAAGCCGGAAAGGAGAAAGGTATAAAGGCAAAACTTGACCGCCTGCTCCACGGATATTCTGATATGAACATGTTACGTTTTGCGCGTATGCTTGATAACCAGAGCGAAGGTGAAAATGTTTACATGTTATATCGCAGAGAAGATGAATGCTACAACAATAAGACACGCAGTATTAATAACCGTGCAAGAGCCATCAACGAAATAATGAAGGCCAATAAAATAACAGAAGGCGACCTTGCAAAGAGTATTGCAGTGCCATCACTTGGCACCGAGTTTACCGTAGACGAACTTCTTTACTTCCTTGCTGCAGACAAGGATTATGTAGACGATGAGAAGAAGCTTGAAAAAGGTTTAGTAGGACTTGAAGCAAACGATGACTGGGCTGCTACATCACGCAATGCAGTTATGTTTGGTAACATGATGAGCGACAGTTTAAGCCAGGAACAGAAAGAAAAGTGGGTAGAACTTGATAAGGAAATGGAACTGGCTATAAAGAATGACACTTTAACTGCAGAACAAAAGCAGTTAAAAGAATTGGGACAGTTAGACAACAGACCTGGAACAAGCGCTTATATTTCCTATTGTCATGCTGCATGGGCCCAAGCCCTTAGTGCTGCAAACAGCTTTATAGCAGAGCATCCGGAATACAAGGCACTCATGGAAGCTATAGAAGCAGATTATGCAAGCCAGTATGAGCGCATGAACGAAGTGAGCATAAACGAGTTTAATATGCCGGTGCACAGAGTAAAGGCTTATGTGCCTCTTGTGCGCCGCGAAAGCAATGGTGATACAAACGTAAACCAGGTAAAAGAAGATTTACTTGGTGCTTATGGGGCTGATGCAGGTAAGCAGTGGGTTAATAAAGGCATGACACAGCGCCGTATTCAAATGAATCCATTGCATCAAAAGCCGGTACAGACTGGACTTTTTGCTACCTGGGGAAGCAGCGTAGACCGCACAGAGCACTTTATTGCTTATGCGCCATACGTGCGCCAGCTTAATGCAATTTATAAGAGCCGTGACGCTTCTTATACAAGACGCTTTATTGAATCACGCTATGGAAAAGGCGCCGTGCAGTATCTTGATAACTACATAAATGAAGTTGCAAATCCGAATGCAGGAAAAGTGCGCGAGGCAGGTGCCGAATGGCTGCATACCTTCCGCGGAAGAACAGCGCCGGCATACCTTGGATGGAAATTCAGTGCAATTATTAAACAGGGCTTAACTTCCCCTTGGCCATATATGCAGTTTGTAAATCCTGCAGAATATGCGAGCGCTGCGCTTGAATGTACAAGAAAGGGAACTTATGATGCTATCCGCGAAAAATCGGTATTTATGAATAACCGTGTTATGGATCCTATGAACGAGCTTATTGAAGAAATGGCCGAAGAAGGAAAGACAAAGTTTGACCGTGCTCTTGGTAAGTTTGGTAAAAAAGGAATGGCAGGACTTGAATGGATAGACTGGGTATGTGTTGCACCAGGATGGCTTGCATGTTACAAAAAGGAATATGCAAGACTGCAGAGGGCAAGCGAAGCGCGTTATGATGCAAAGATGGAAGAGCTCCGCGAGCGTAATATGTATGCAGACATAGGTACAAGCGAGTACATGAACGCAGAACAGATGGAAGCCCAGGCACGTAAAGAAATCATGGAAGATATTGAAGTTGAAGCCGTGCGCTATGCAGACGACTGTACAAGACAGTGCCAGCCATCCAGCCGCGCCGCAGACCTTGCACCGTTATTCAAAAACAGCTCAGAAGCCATGAAAGCATTTTTGCAATTCCAGACTTCCTTGAACGTTATATGGCAGAATATCCGATACGATATGCCTTATGCAGTGCGTAATAAACAATTCCAGCGCATTGCAGGTACAATAATGGGCTATGTTTTTGCCGGTATCTTTATGAACAGCGTAATGGATGGAGTTACTTCCGGGGCCGATGACGATGACGACAAAGACTTACAGGCCCTGCGCAATCTTGTATTCTACTCTACTACTCAGTTTACAGATGCTATTCCTATTATGGGAAGTGAAATTACAAACATGATGGACCAGGTAATTACAGGTAAACGAGGTTTTGCACAGAGCGGTACTGACATGACACCATCGGCTACTAAGCTTTTATCGGCCCTTACAAACGCATCCAAAGGAAACTGGGAAAAGGCAGCCACCTTAAGCGCCGAAGCTATTGGAATGGCTGCAGGTGCTCCGATAAGCGGAATAAAAGAAATAAACAAGCTGCTCGGTAAACCGCTTAAAGAAGGTGACGTAAACTTATTACGCGGACTTGGTGACGTTTACGGTATTGCCGGTGATATAATCGAGGAATAAGGACAGCGTATGAAAACTTATGAAAACAACATGGCAGATCAGGCGCTTGTAGTAAAACGCCTGACAGTTTTAGAAAGCGCAGATGGTGGTGCATTCAAAGAAATAAAGCAGAATGTAGAAGCCGTGCGAAAGCAGACTAATGTAATAAGCCGCCAGCAGGATGAATACTGGAAAACCTTAAGCGATGACGGAATTATTACACCTATTGAAAAACAAAGTTTATTACGCGAAAGCCGGAACATAGACCGCAGTTTTGCAGCCATAACACAGCAGGCCGCCACGCTGGGAATAGAAAGCCGCATCCTTAAAGACTATGTTGATACCTATAACGAGCTGCGTACTTATCTTTTTACCACGCTTAAATTGTTTGACGACATGCAGAGCGAAACAAATATAGATGACCGCGACACGTTTAATGCTTATTTTTCAGGCTATTATTTTTCAGAGAATTTCGTATTGCTTGCAATTACTGCAGGCATCCTTGACACTATAGACTTCCGTGTATTGCAGAGCCTTACAGAGCCAGGCGAAGAAGGTGAAACTGCAATCTATCATGGTGCATTGTATCAGTATGTAAACGGACAATGGAAAAACGTAACAACAGGGGCCTACAAAGGACCGCGCACAGAACTTCCTGCAGATGAAGAAGAAGCGTTTTTTATTGTTTCAGAAAGCTTTACAATGAGCGAAAGCCTTATTGTTAATGATGAAGAGCTTTTAGTTAATGGAGACACTTTACTTGTAACTCACACTTATCTTAAAGGCTACATCTATTACTTCCAGGCAGGCACCTGGCATCCGGAATGGGACAAGACTAACTGGCGTTATGCTGCTGCTTTTGCGGATGTTTTGAATATTACAGGCGAGCTTCCACAGATATTCCAGGACGGACTTGATGCAATACAGGCAAATCTTAACGCTGCAGTTTTAACTCTTGAAGATGAAATTGCCGCTAAACAGGGCCAGTACACAATTATCGGTGGAGAGATGGTTCTTATTGATGACCTGCTTCCACAGATTATTGATGAATATAATGCTCAGCAGACAGAAATTGACAGCAAAATAAGTCATTTACCAGTATATTATGCTGTCACAGCTCCACAAAATCCACAGCAAGGTGATTATTATTTATACCTTGGAGAAGATGCTCATTATGGATGGATCAGAAGATATAATAATGCTGCATGGGAATGGTTAGATCCGGAAAACTCTTTATACAGTAGTTATTATTCTATGGCTATGAACGAGATTTTTGAATATGAGAAAGAAAACCCTAATGTAAAATTAAAGTTTTGGGCTAAAAACTTTTGGTCTATGTGCTCACATATAGATGATCTTGATGTACAAACAATATATTTAAGGAATAATGCAAATATTGTAAGTAACGACTTAACTTATATTCAAGAAACGCGTGGGTTAAAAATAGATGCAAATGGAAACATTGATGCAAACGGAAATACGCATATAAAAGGAAAAGTTGCTATTGGTGTACCGCTGGCAGGAAATACAGATTTTCAAAATTATGATGTAGTTATAGGTGGAAAAACCTTACTCAAAAAAGATGTAGAGTTTAATGGTGACTTTGTATCGGATAATATCCAAATTACTTCTGGAGATACCTCAATACTGCTTGAAAAAATTGATATAAATAATGATTTAGAATTAGTCATTTTCTTAAACTATATATTTTCACGATATGGTTCTAACAATTTACTTCCTGATTCTATGTTATTATTATTAAAGAGTGGATCAACTGTATATCAAACACGCAAAATTCAGTTATCATATTTTACATCTTATCAACGAACACATGATCCTGGATTTATTTGGCTCAGTATATTAACACCGATATATGAAACATGGGATGAGATAATTAATTTTACATCATCTGGATCAAGCTATTGGGAAACAAGGCAGGATATAAGTAGAATATGGTTATATGAAACAACCGATAATTATAAACAATTGAAATTATCAAAATTGAGAATGACCGAACCTAGTGAACCAGATATAGTATGGAATGATAATGGTATCCTTAAATTATCAAACAATAAATTACCGTTGTATTTTTTATCATTTAATTCAGGTACAGCTCTTAATCAAGTAGCTGCGGTATTACTGAAATATATATCAGATAATTGTCATGTAGGATGTATTGGATTTTATGGTACAAAAAGTTTGAATAGAATATCACGTAATCAATATTCTATTTTCTTTTTTGATACAGGTGGTTCATCTATTCTTACGGCATCAAATAATTCTTATGGAAATCTTACAAGTGATATAAAAATATTTTTTATGTCTAGTTAACGTATATTGTAGGAGTACTACAATTACTGTGAGATTTTGTCTTAATAATTATTTTAGAATCACCGATATTTACTGCTTTGGCTGTTATAATTTTATTTTCATAATCTACTGATTCTATAGTTATAACATCCGTATTGGTACTGTAAATATCAGTTATGTCTATGGCAATATCGGATATTGGAAGCAAAAAATAATCAAATGATAATTCTGTACCGATATTAGTGTCTATCCAAATAACTGTTTTATCAGGATAAACAACACAATGATAAGTGGTAATATCATCTGTTTGCACTGATACTGCGATCCAGTTTTTTACCTCATGTTTACAGCTACAAAATAATAATGTAAAAAGAAGTAACGGTATTAATTTTTTCATACTTTAATCTTATCTCACAAGTTTGCAAAAATCAATCAGAAATAATGATCCAAATCCCATTCAATACTTCTTACATCACTTTTTATGTCATCCACTTCATCTGCAAGTTTATCTACTTTATTTTCAATAGTGCTGAGAGAACTATCTAATGAGTTTACATCCCAGGTAATATCATAAACATCTTTTTTAATTTTGCTATCCATTTTGAATAAAAGGATATTCAAAATTAAATCTGCAATAAAAACAAACGATAGGAGAATCTTTAATACGACAATAAGTTTTTTCATAAAATCACCTCAATAAATTATCGGCAAGTTTATGATTTTTCTGCAAAGGCGGGAGTATACTTTAAGTACTTCCTGATGGGGCGCCGGCTGGGAGCAAATCTAATCTTTCCCCTGCTACTGGCCGGCCATTTTTGAGAGGTTGCTATGGCAATAGACAAGAAGGTAGAAAACGAATATGGAGCGCAGTTTGCTTATCACAAGCTGCGCGATATACGTATTGTGAACGATGACAAGATCGGCATCCAGATGACGCTTACGGTGCAGAGCTGGTTGAATAAACAGGCACGCATTGAAGGCAAACAGCCTACGGTACGCCAGTGCGTTATTATGAATGCAGACTTTGCAATGCAGCCATTCTACGCACTTCTTAAGGCAAAGTTTCCCGAGTTTGCAGGCGGCCTTGATGACATGAACAATGACTTTAAGAAGGACCGCGCTGCATCCGGCGACGTTGAATACATCCAGCAGACAGCCCAGGGGGCCCTCATAGAGCGCCACAAAGATATTAATTCACAGGAGTAAAACATGGGTGTAACAATTCCATCTTTAAATGACGTAACCGACATACTTGATGACGACATGGTAATGATAACTCGGTCCGGCGGCCAGACTTACAAGATAAGCGGCGCCGAATTGAACAAGCGCAATCAGGCAGTTATTGCCGACAGCACCACATTGACCGGTGCACCTTTGAAAACCGGCAACATTGTGCGTGCTTACTTTACTGCAGATATTACCGGCGTAAATACATCTACCGGCCTTGTACTCAATTACAATGGCAGCAATAAAAACGTAAAAGTGCCAAAAGATGGCGCACTTGCAAACTTCACAGCCCAGAACATGGGAGGCAGCCCTACAGTATACAAGTACCTGCAGGCCTACACTACGCTGGAGCTTCTTTATGATGGCACTAACTTTGTTATTATCGGGAATCCGGTAGTTATAAGCTCAGCGGATTATACAATCTATGCGGACGGAAAAACACAAAGAAAAACAGTATACTCTGTTCAGAAAGATAGTATTTTCCCTGTATCAAGTGGAGCAGTTGAAGAATTAACTTTTATAAAAGATTTAGATTTAAGTTCATCTTATACTGCGTTTGTGCAAATACCAAAAGGAGTTTATTGTTTAACAAGTATTTTGTACAACCAGTTTACTGATAAACCAACAGGAGCAAATGGACGTGCAATATTTATTTGCGGTGCTAGTACAACATCAGCAGACGAACAAATAGCAATACTAGTTTGTGCTTATACTGGTAGTATGTGGTTAGGAAGCTGTTTTGGTGGTACACCACGATACGAATGGAAAAAGATTATTTGATTGTAAACGGACGGAAAAAAAATATTACCAGAAGAAAAAACTTTTAATAAAATACGATTATTTACAGGACAAGATTTAAATGCTTTAAAAAACGCTGGTGAATATTATACAGCATCAGATGACGTTGGCAATTCTTTAGTAAACAGACCTCGTTCTGATTTATATGGATGTTCAATAACAGTGCATAATTCTTCAAATGGAATTATTATACAAGTTGTTTATAGCATTTATGGTGTGTATATTAGAAAAACGCAAAACTTTGGTTCTGTTTGGACTAACTGGAAGCTGGTAATAACTTTTTAATTATTTAGAACTTACGAGTTAGTAATATTAAGAGTATAATCTACAAATGAAACAGTATGTACGGAAACTCTGTAATTAGCACCAGCAATAACATTTTGTACCGTTACTTTAATTTCGTAATGATAATCAGAATGTTTTATATTTTGTATTGTAAAATTATTAAAACCACTGTCGCTTAGTTTTGTTATATTTGAAAAAATACCACCAGAACTGTTATCAGTACCTACACAAGTTAGAAGGTAGTTATAAACTGCCCCAGCGATAGCTATGTCAATAAAAAATATAACAGAGGCTCTGTATTCTATAAAATTTTTGATGTTTATATCAATAATATTATTAACACTTGTTAAATAATTTGTTCCAACTTGTCTATATTTGCTATGAAAAATATTACCTGTATTTTGGGGTTCTTTCTTTCCGTCCGTTTTAATTAAATACCCATCCTCACATGACATTATTAATATAGTCATGGAGGTAAATATATGTACTATGGATATATCAGAGTAAGCACGGAAGAGCAGAATCTTGAAAATCAGAAGCAGGCTATTAGTGAAAAGTATGCTATTGATGAATGGATTGAAGAAAAGAAAAGCGGAACAATTGACTACAAAAAACGGAATCTGGGAGAGTTGGTTCAGAAGCTGCAGGCCGGAGACATACTTGTTATAACGGAATTGTCGCGACTGGGAAGAAGTCTCACGATGATTTTTAATATTATCACTCAGCTTAAAGAAAAGAAAGTGCGCTGTATTGCAATTAAAAATAATTTTGATCTTAATCCGGAGAGCGAAAACGATCTTGTATCATCCGTAATTCTTTTTGCTTTTGGATTAAGTGCGCAGATAGAACGCCAGCTTATAAGCGAGCGCACTAAGCAGGGACTTGCCGTTGCGCGTACAAAAGGAAAACGCATCGGCAGGCAGCCAGGCGAAAAGCCGCATTATTTTAAGCTCACTCCATACAAAAAAATCATCATCGGTTATATAAAAGAAGGCTGGAGTATAAACAGTATGGCAAAAGAGTTTGGTGTACGCTGGAGCACAATGAAAAACTTTATAACCGTAAACATGTATATTAAACCGCTTCCGCCATTAAGGAGCAGGCCCAGGAAACACGGCCACCCGACCAGGCGCGAGCTGGAATGGTTTGAAAAACATAGGGAATTATAATAAAACTACAATAAAACTACAATGTTATAACAGTCCGGCGGGCCAGACAAGTAATACAATGACTGTATGATCACAGGAATTGTAAAACTAGCAAAAGCTGCACTTGCCGACGTAGATAAGCAAAAAGTCTTATACCTTCTGGAATGCGTAAACCTCACTAAGCAGGAGCGCGAAATTGTGGAGCGCACGGAGCTTGCAGGTGAGCGCCTGGCGGATATGGCGGACTTGTATGCGCTATCTATAGATAGTGTGTCTCTTATTAAGCGGCATGCACTACAGAAAATCGGCGTGTATCTTACGCGAAGTTTACAGTAAATCTACGTAAAATCTACTAAAATCCTCACTTCTGTTTTTTCTATCTTGCTTTAATATATGAGGCGGAGGCACGGAAAAATGGGATTAGATCCAAATCTTACTAATACACTCACGCAGGGACTTGCGAGTTCTCTTTTAAATCAGCTGGATGGTAACAAAAATAACGGACCAAAACGACAGATTATAACTGTTAGTGGGGCGGATGAAGCACGTACATTCAGTCTTGATAAAGGAGAAAGTATTGTGCTGGTTGATGACAAGGATGACATTATTTACATAAAAGAATGCGATTCTATTGGTAAATCATCTATTAAGGCATTCCGTTATGAAGAAATTGAAATGACGGAAGCTACCGGTGGAGTAAGCCGCAGAGAGTTTGATGAACTTAAAAGTGACATTGCAGACATTAAAAAAATGATGGAGGTTACAAATGGCAAGCTCGATACTGAAAAATCTTAAAAACAAAAATGTTTCCGGAGCTTTGGGAAACGGTAATATTTTTACAAAGTTTTCACAATTCAGAGAAGAAATACTTGCTTCCGGAAAGGAGCCTATGCAGATACTTAATGAACTTGTAGCTTCCGGAAAAATAAACCAGAACCAGTTAAACCAGGCTAAAAGGCTGGCAGGACTTTACAGAGGAAAGTTTGGCGTTTAATCGTCAAGGAGGATATTATGGGAGATTCAGACGGAATCTTGGGTGGAGGAATTGGAATCATTATTTTGATTTTGTTTCTCGTAATGCTCATGGGTGGCGGAAATCTCTGGGGAGGCGGCGCTAACAGTGCAGTGCTCCAGGGAATGGCAACCCGTGCGGATGTGAACGATGTAATTACTTCTCAGAATATTGAGAATGCCATCGTAAACACTAACAACAACATAAGCTCGCAGTTTGCTACACAGAATCTTGCAAATATGAATAATTTTGCACAGGTTCAGGCAGCAATTGCAGCTTTAAGCGCTCAGCAGTCAAGCTGCTGCTGTGACGTAAAGAACACTATCCTTGCAGACGGACAGCTTACACGCAACATGCTTCAGGATCAGACTATCCAGACATTGCGCGATAAACTTGCCGATAAGGATAAGGAGATTCTTGTTGCACAGCTTGCAGCAAGTCAGGTAGCACAGACTACTCAGCTTGAAAACTACATCGAACAAAAACTTGCAGCTTTAGAACCAGCAGCATAACATAGGAGGACCCTATGGATAACAAGAAGATTGCCAGCATGCTGCTTAAGGTTCAGATGGACGACTTGAAGGATGCCGACATGCTTGTAGACTATGCAGAAGCTGCAGAGCGCGAAGGCGACACAGCTATTGCATCTGCAATGTATGCGCGTGCTAAAAACCGGCTGGTCCAGATGAACGAATGCAAGCGCACTATTGAAGGCGTTATGATGCGTGCCGAACAGGAAGCCGCCGCAAAAGGCGAAACTGTAAGTACAGCCGGAATCTACTCCGAGCTTTACAACGACTGGATCAATTCCTGGGAAGAAAAGCTCAGGGCCCGCATGATGTAGAAAATAAAACCGTTGTGTTTTTGGGAGGCAAAGTGCCTCCCTTTTTTATTTCCACGTAAAATATAACTTTTTTTCTACTTGTTTATGATTTTTTTAAATGGCGGGATTTATACTTAATACAGGGTGGCCTATGGCAGAAGATAAGAAAATTAATTACGGACTGATTATTACTCTAATGATCACAATTTTAGGATGGGGGGCAACATTCGGTGTGTGTCAGAACAAAATCGAAAACAACGCGAGAGCCATTGAAAGGCTTGAACAATACAAAGCCGCAATGGATTCAAACACTCAGCAGATTTATACACAGCTTGCTGGGCTTAATGCAAAAATGGACCTTATCCTCGACGGAAGAATTGTCACAGGAAAGTAATACCAAACCGGAAGAAAAACAGGAGACAAAGCAGAATATGATACACAAGAGCCTTACAGATCTTGATTATTCAGTACAGGGGAAATTTCACGATTGTTTTACAAAAATGAACAGCAGCGAGCTTCTTAAGAATATGGGAGTAGAAAAAGTTGTAATCAACGAGACATTGCGCGACCTGGCAACACAGATGGCTTATTTTACACGTGGCCGTATGGAAGTAAAATATGTAAAGCAGTTTTATGCTGCGGCCGGACTTTATGATATTGGAGAAGTTGAAGCCAGAACGGTATGCACAAATACACTGCGAAGTAATCACATGAGTGGTAAGGCTGTAGACTTTGTGCCGGTTAAAGACGGTAAGTTATGGTGGAATGCGCCTGCAGAAGTATGGCGCGTTATGGGAGAAATTGGAGAAAGTTGCGGACTTAAGTGGGGAGGACGCTGGAAGGAATTTCCTGATTGCCCTCACTTTGAAGCATAGGAGTATATATGGACTTCAACACAATACTTAATACTGTAAAAGAATACGTGCCGGTTCCGGTTATCGTTGCAGTTGTGTGCGTAATTATGCTTGTATATGGAAGCTGTTATTTTGCATCTGCAATTGAAGAAAGCCTGGAGCAGAAGAAAGGTAAGCAGATTAAGATTTTTGATCACAAGAAAATCTGGCTGAGTGCTTTTTGGTGCATTATCGTTACTGTTGCACTTGCAGTCTCAAAAGCAATTGAGTGGAAAGAAGTGCTTTATTACTGGCTGTTAATTTTGGGAGCTTCTACATTTTTATACGAAGCATTCCTTAAAAAAATAGGTATTAAAAAGGAGGACCAGCAATGAAAAACAAATTGACTATCATTGCAGTAATCTGCGTTATTGCAGGTTGCATCATGGGCTACTTTAGCACAATTGCTATTGTAGATTATACAGCAATAGCTGTAATGGCCTTTGGTTTTGTTACACTTATTGTGAACACACTTAAAAAGGCAGAGAAAAAGACCTGGAAAGAATATGTAGGCGTTGCGCTTTTTGCTATTTCCGGTGGAGCCTGCGCACTTGCAGGTATGGCACAGGACACTATGTCACAGCTTATTACTTTGGTTGCGGGGCTGGTTGTGTTTATTGCGGGGCTAATTACAGTAAGTATTAAAAAAAAGAATGATTAAGAAATTACTTGCAATATTATCCGGTATAGGTGCAGTTTTTTCTGCTATTTTTTACGTGCTTTTCAAACAGGCACAGGTAGAAAAAGCAGAACAGAAGGACCGTGCAATGAAGGCAGAAGCAGATGTTGCTATTGCACAGAAGAATGCAGAGCTTAAAAAGGAGGACGAAGAGCTTGCTCAAAAAAGTCATTCAGGTAATCAGCTTGATAATTTTAATGCTGGCCTTGACCGGCTGCGTAAGTCATCCGAAAGAGGAAAAGAAAGAAATACCGGCAATTAAGACGGTATATTTTCCTTCCTTCCCAGAGCCGCCGGAGGATATAAAACCGTTGGATAAAGATAACAACATTGTTACATCCAGCGGAACGGAAATTGCATACGTTGTACTTCCGTACTGGTATTGGAACTTAATTATTGATTATGTTGAGGAAACGGAGCAGGCAGTAACCTCCCTTACTGTACAGCATCCGCCCTAAAATGTGAAGTTTTGCCATAACTTTATATTTAGTCCATAAAAAATAATTAACATGAATAGTTCAGGCCCGTGCATTAATCACCCTTCCCATTGATTGCACGGGCCTTTTTTATTGCATGAACCTAGTAGTTTAGTATATAATTGCGCTATGACTTTTAAAGAACCCCATGATTTTAACCTATAATAAAATTATAGGAGAAAGAAACATGTGTAGAAAATCACCGTCAGTACTCTATGTCTACAAAAAAATCAGAACAACAAAAAAGTCAGTACTTTATGAGGAACTGGAGGACAGCCCTCTATCAGTACATGACTTTGCTTTTATCTGCGATGTAATTGCGGGGCTAAGCATTATGGAGCTTAGCGAGAAGTTTCATAAAACGCCATCCAGAATATCGCAATGGAAGCGCGAAGTATGCCAGAAGATACACCAGTTTGATCTTGCAAAGATGGCTACGCGCTAATTTCCTTGCCGTAAGCGTACAGGTACCGGTATATGATATTGACGACGACTTGCGGCATTTTATCGTTATAAACCTGCTGGATGAACTGTCCGCACGGTGCAAGCGGATAATATACATCACGGTACCGTGCAAACATTCCACGCTCATTAATACAGATCATAATATCACAATGCGATAAATCAGGTGCATCCGGTGCATAGAAAATAGTGCCTTGAAAACTTACGCAACCGTGAGAATCTGCATGACGTGTAAACTGAGCGCAAAGAATATCATCTAAGTTTGCAGGCGGATCTATGTAAAAGTTATCATCATCGGCAGGAATCACAGCATATTGTTTATTAAACCATGCTATATATTGCGAGATTATAGAGTTGGCTTCCTCTACAGTTTGTGCATTATTTTTATAAAGCCATATAGGAAGCTGGCCCTGGATGGTACACCACATACGCTCAACACGGCCCTTTGCTTCCGGCGACCAGGCAAGAATCTGATGTATATGCAGATCCTCACAAATACGTTGCCATTGCGTGCGCTTTTCATGCATCACTTCTAATTTTTCCCATTGCGCCAGGTTTTTACCTTTGGGAGTATGACAGAATATTGCAGCACGATCGGAATATATCTCACGCGGAATACCATAAGCATTGCATGTTTGACGGAGCACTTCCAGGTAACCGTACAAGCATTCATTTTCTGTAAAGTACAGGCCCGTTATTTTACCGGTTGCATCATCAATACCACCGGAAAGGCAATAGCGCTTATCGTCGCCAAACTTATAGAACCATGCAAACGGAGTGCCATCTACCTGCATTAAGTCACCTTCATTGTATCGGCGAAGGCGTGGACGGTGTACTTCTTTTTTGACCTTGACCTTATGAGATTCAGGGGACACAAGGTTATATTCCGCGAGTATATTGCGCACGGTAGAGAGTGATACATCAATGTTTTCAAACTCTTGCAAGCACTTTTGGAAGTAAGAAAAGTTTACATCCGAGTACTGGCCGGAATACAGGCAGGCAATTTTTTCACGTAGTTTTGCATCTAACTTATGAGGCGGAACGTGACCTATATTGCCATGCTCAAAAGCTTTATTGCCAAGTTGAGCATACTTTTTTTTAAGCCTGCATAAATGCTGGATGGTATATCCGGTAGATTCTGCAGCCTGCTTTAAGGTGTACTTATGCTGGTATAATCCCTTAACATATAAAGGGAGCACAGCTTTGTGTTTTTGAACGACGGTATTTTTCATAACACAAATCCTCCGAAAGAGTATATCGGCTAGCATACCAAAAAAACTTTAATGCGATTTTAAACTTTTTACAAAAAATATAAAAAAATTGCACAGAAATTGCAGTTTTATTTATTTAATATATTATTTTGTGCTTGACAGTGTAAATAACACGGTGTAAGATTAATTTAACTTCACAAGATGAAATGTTAAACATTCTGATTGTGAAGCACAGAATTGATCTAATTCACCGTCTTTTAGATCCATTCTGCTGGATCAAATCACGGATGCCAGACTAGCAAGACGGTAGCTAGCCTGGCGTTTTTTTTATTAGGAGTATTATTATGACTTACTACGAGTATGCAGGAGAAATGCAGGAATTGTGTTTCAAAATCTCACAGGCACAGAAGGTGCTGGGAGAAACTGGGTTGTATGATTTTTATTATGCAACAAGCTCTGGTTTTGAAAAGCTGCGCAAAGAAATGAGCGTAGAAGAGGCAGACAGACCTATTGATAAAGATCAGGAAGAAACACTTGATAACACCAGAGCTTATCTTAAAGAAGTACAGACAGAGGCCACTGAAAAACTGGACCAGGAGGTTACAGCATGACAATGGCAGAATATATAGGAGAGTTGAAAAATACTCTTGTCAAAGTAAATAAACAGAGCTGGACGCTTGTTTCCATGTTGGATGAAAACAGTCAGAACAAAGAAGAAGCCGGAGAATATGAGCAGGAAACTCTTGAAAAATCAAAGGCTGCTTTAACTTCTCTTACAGAAGTTTTTGGGAGGCTGTAAGTATGAAAGACATAGATTATGATGCTTACCTTAAAACAATTCCGGATTTAGCTACAAGTCAAAAAGATACAATCAAAAAATATCTGGAAGAACAATGTGAAAAGGACGAAGCACTTAAAGCTTTATACAAACCTTCTCATATTGACGGTTGTTACAATTTTATTCTGGAATGTGTTAGAAAAACTGCTACTGGTGGATGCAATGCTGTTGTTGAAGATGCAATAGTTTTCAAAATGGCAAGAGACTACTTTATTGAAATCTTACCAAAGCTTGATGAAGGTTTATCTACTCTTGATGAAATTATACCAAAGGCAGAAGTTGAAAAGGTACAGGAAACTGTCAAAGAAGTTACGGGGCAGATTGAAGAAGATGCTGCAGAAGAGCCGGCAGAAGAGAAGCTTAAAATACAGAGCGTTGAAGAAACACCTGCAGAAACGGAACCAGAACCAGAACAGCAAAGCGAAGAAGTCCAGTATGATGAAGAAGGACAAGGTATGCTTTTTTCATTTTAGGGAGTGCAGCGATGAAAGTACCTACAGACTGGAATGACCGTTTTGAAATTATTGACGGACAAGTTTACCGGATTGTCAAAGCTTACTGGTATAAACGTGAGCTTGATGTTTATATGGAAAGCGCAGACGGAAAATATTATAGACGTAATATGTATCAGTCTTGTTTGCGGGGCTGGTGTGTTGCGTTTCCTGGCATGAAGTTTTATGAGCGAGGCGATCCTATGATTGCACAGCTTGAAGAATGGTGCCAGTTATCAAAATCAGGTAATTTTGGTGGTGGTGAGCTTACCGAAGAAGATAAAGATATTATCTGCAGTGTTTATCCTGCATTCCGTTATACGCTTAAGAAATACAAAATACACATGCGCTGGCAGTGTATGGATGTATTAATCAAATGGATAGAGCATCCGCAGCTTGAATTTGTACTTGCAGCAGGTTATGTAAAAGTTGGTATGAGTAAATACTTCTGGAATCTGAGCGAAAAGAAGCGCTGGGATTGCGCTAAGTTTATGCAAAGGCATCCGGAATGCGATGAGTTTAATACCAGGGAAATACTATCTTGTTTGAAGAGTAACAATCCTGATTTATGCGCAGAGTATTTTATGAATGTAGACGAATATACACGTAAAGGTTATTACGATTACAAAATTACTCTTGATGACTACATTTATTTAAAAAAGCTTAAGGGAATTAAAAAAGATATATTTCCTACTGTTATGAAGCGCAAATTAAGTATTTATACAGATGTTTTACGAATGCTAAACAATTCAAATCACGATATAAACGACGAATACTGGAGGCATCCAAAAGACTTATGCGCTATTCATGCAAGACTTGTCGAAGAACGCGACAGGGAACGCGAACAGCGGCAGCTTGCAGAAATGGAACAGTTTAAGAAGAAACTTGCAAAAATCGTAAAAAGATTCAACGGTTTACCACGCAAAGTAAACGGATATTCAATTTTTGTTACTGCTGATTTTGAAGAATGGAAAAGGCAGGCCAGTGCTTTACATCAATGCATAGTTGCAAGTGGGTATTACAAGACTATGGCTAATGGAGGCGGAGTTATTGTGTTTATTCAAAAAGACGGAATTCCGCAGGCTACAGCTCAGGTAATGTCATCCGGTGTAATCGGACAGTTTTATGCGGACGAGCTGGATCGTAATAACTGCTTACCTTCTGCAGAAATAAAGGCAGCTTTTGACAAATGGATGAAAAAGGTGCCGGTAGAAGTTTTTAGTTATAAAAAGGCAGCGAAAAAGAAAGCTGCTTAATAATGAAATACTTGTAGATCTTTAAGGAGGAAACAATGGCAAATCAGGTAAAAAAAAGACCATTAAGCAATCTTGAACGTTTGGCAATTAAAAGAGGTGTGAATGTTACTCTTATTTATGACATTGATAAGCATAAATACAGAGATTACACCGGACTTCATTACATTCCTTACAACGTTGGAAATAATGAAGCAAAAAGGAAACGTCGTGCTAACGACTGTAATGCTAAACATCATTCATTATATGAACGCCGTGTCCTGGCAAAATAAGGTGGGGACCTTAATAAAAAGGTGGGAGACACGCGACAATGGGTGCAGCAATCGTTTGTTTTTGAATGGGACGACGAGGAAGCTAA